CAGGCCGTGCCACCTTTCTTGCTGGTGCTTTTTGTGTTGGTTTTTTCTTTGTGGCTGCAACTGTTTTAGAGTTAAGCCAAGCATTTCTCAAACCAAGTAAAGCACGATAATCATAAACCTGTTGTATCTCTTGCGGTGTATATTCCAACACTTTAATAGCATACTCGCTTATAGCAGCTTTTTCTTTGGCAGCAACCTCTGGGTTTTGCCATTCTGGGATAAGTTCCATGAGTCTTTGATTGCCGTATTCAACTTGTTGTTTTATAAGTTGTTGCTGTTTTTGGATTTCCTCTTGTTTGATTCTTTCCTGTTCAGCATTTACTGCGTTCAATTTTTCTTTTTTTTCATCCCAAAGTTGCTTTTCGCGAACATAACCAACAGGATCATCTTTATAAAGTGTGTCCCAGTCTGGCTCGTTTGCCATTTCGCCCTTTAATTGGGCTTCCATCTTCGGTAACAACTGCGAATAAATCGCATCCCTTTGCGCTACTTCTTTGGCTTGCTCTTCAACAGTTTTTCGTTGTTGAGAGAGTTCTTGTGTTTTGCGCGTATAATCTTGCTGACGAGAATAGCCATTGATAAGTTCTTCTTGCGTGACCTGCTGTTCTATTCCGTTTACATTAACTGTAAACATCTGAGGTTGCTCGATTTCCTCATCAATATTTGTTTGTTCTTCATCTAAATTTTCGTCCTCTTCTATAGGTTCTTCTTCAACTTCTACATCTTCTTCAAGATCTTCTGTTTCTGTTTCCTCTATTTCAGGGACATCTTCGGTAGGTGTTTCCACCACCTCAACTTCTTCGTTTACTTGCTCTTCTTCCTTATCCTCTTCGGGGGTTAAAAAACTTTCAAACATAGCGGTAGTTGTTTCGCCTTCTGTTTTAAGTGCAGTCGGTTTTTCCGTTGTTGCCATATAAATACTCCTTTACTGTATTTATGAATATTTTAAACCAATATTCTACAAAAAGGGAATATTTATCCTATATTTCTAATTTTGTTAATGTGTGTTTTTGTGAGTTTACCTTTTTCTACCATAATCCGTAGATGCCTTTCTACTTCAGGTAACAATAGTAATGATCTGTGTAAATCTTCTCTGATTTGTGTATCTTTGATATCTCTGGTGTTTAACCAAATATTTGTATATTCGTTTTTTAAATTTTCTAGTGCTTCTTTAAAAACATCAGAATCTAGTATTGCTTCAGCTTGTGCAGCTTTTACAGCTTCTTCATGCGTTATGCTCATGCAAATAAGCCCATTGGATCTTGACGCTCTATTGAAAATCTGCCACCAGTAGGTCCTTGTTGCAAATCAAAAAGACCTTGCTCTAAACCTGCAAGTCTATCTTCAAAAGGTGTGAAGTCAGGTATCATTGGCATTGTCGGAATTTCAATTTTTGATATTGCTTCATTTATATCCTCTTGTGTTACAAATTTCGAAACATCTGGTATCTTAGGCATATCTTGTCGTTGTACTGAAAAATCACTACCCGTTGGGCCGATTGACAATAAACCTTCTTGCAATATTTTATCGATTTCATCTCTAGAAACAAATTTTGATAAATCTGGTTTTTCTGGTTTTTGTATCAAAGATTCTATTTCATCACGCAAGCCTTGTCGCAAAAAATCTGTATCTATTTGTGGTATAAAATTAAAACCACCTAAAATATCTCTTGGTGGTGGAAAACGCATTTGATCTTGTAATATTGTAATGTTATCACCTCTGCCACCACCAATAATATTGGGTGGTAGTTGTGAATAATCAGGTGACGTATCATCCATAATTATATCTTGTTGCACAGGGGGTGTTGCTAATGTTGTCACAGGTGCATTTAAATCCATTTGTGTAAAACCGCCTGGTTGTTCTGGTGAAAAACTTACTCCTGGTGCAATTACTTGTTCCATAGGGAGTCCTCCAGCTATTGATCTAGCATAATTAAAACCGCTTAAAAAGTTTGGATCAACAGTTGGTGTGACAACTGGTGGTAGATTTACTGGTGGTAAACCTTCTTCTCTTATATTTGATGGTAACATTCCTATAGCCATATCTATATCGTACTCCAATCCTCTCCTGTAAACAATAGCGCTTCTGCCTCTCTTCTTCTTACTAAACCTTGCAGTACCTTGCCACCAGCTTTGTTCCATCTTTTGATTTGTGCTGGTACGCCTTCGTAATCTTTAGCATTTAAAACTTTTAATAAAGTTGAAGATTTTAATTTTGCTGGTCCAAGGTTAAACACCCATGATACTAATGCGTCAAATTGATTTTGTTCCAAGTCAACTTCTACAAGATCGTTTACATAACCTTCATATTCTTTAATCTCATGCATAAGTAGTTTGTCCGCATCTTCTTGCGTAATACTATCTCCTTCTTTAACACCTTTAGTTGAACCATAACCTATTGTTAAAACATTAGCTGCGCAACGATACGCTTTTAGTTCACAGCCCTCAAATTTTTTAATTAAGGCTAAACCTTCTTGTGAAATTTCCATATTACTCCCCCCAGACTTTTGTTTTTGTTCCGCCGTCATAGTCAACGGCAAGATTTTCTTTTTTAAGTAATTCAGCAACATTTCCTTGTTCGCAAAATATATCGCCTAATACTCTACCATATTTATCAGTGCCATACGATTTTAATGTTATATCGCCAACTAACCATTGTTTTAGTTTGGATTTAGCAAGCAAGCCAAGTTTTTTTTCTTTTATTCTATGTGGCTGTCTTTTAGTGTTTATTCTTGATTCTGGTGTGTCTATACCTGCTATGCGCACAGATTTATTGTGTAATTGTACGGAAAAACCAAGATCAATACTTTTAAGACGAACAGTATCGCCATCAATAACTTTTTCTAAAGTTACCTTATATACAAAAGCGTCTGGGTTTGTCATTTGTCGTCAGACGAGTGTGATGCACCAAAATAAAAAGATATGATTGCACTAGCCAAGCCACCCAAATAACCAAGAACTAAGTTTATAAGTGCCTCGCTGTTTTGTTCTGGTGGTTGTAGTGTTACTAAAAATATGTAGCCAAGAAAACCGCCTATAGTGAACAAACCTATAATTCTTGCAGTCCAATCTTTACTAAACATACCTCTTGCATGTTGTTTGTCTTGTGTTTCTAACTCAAATACTTTTACACCTAACTCTTCCATTTGTACTTCAAATTCTTGCTCTGCTTTTTTAAGTTCTAGCATTTGTTCTGGCGTAGCATTTTGTATTGCTTGTTGTATAGATTTTTGATCGTTTGGCACGCCTAAAACATCAGCAATTTTATTCATGGCCATACCGCCTAGTGGACCACCCATAGCCGATCCTATAGTTGGTGCGACTGCTCCTACAATATTTTTAATCAAATCTTTCATATTAAACCAACATTGATGTTACAACTGCTATAGACAAAGCGCCAAGAAAACCAAAGACGCCAAAGGTTGCAGTTTTTATTGTTAAATTAATTCTAGTGATTTCTTCTTTGATGTCTGAAAATTCATTGAAAGCAGTTTTCCAACGCTCATGTGATATTGTTTCTAACTTTGTAAGCCTTTCTGCAACATCTTTGACTGTCATTTTTTTTATTGTCATCAGACTGTATATATTTTTAAATAATCTTTTTTACCTTTTACTTTTATAGGTTTTAGTGATTTTAACTCAAAATCACAATTTTTTGCAGTATTTTCACCAATCAGTATATCTTCTCCGACTTCTTTTGTTGCTGATTCAAGTCTTGCAGCTGTATTTACCGCATCACCAATAGCAGAATAATCAAACCTAGTATCTGATCCCATGTTGCCTATGACTGCTTCACCAGAGTTTACACCAATACCAATTGCAACTGGTTCTGGTAAAGTTTTTTGTAATGTATTTATAGCTGTTCTCATATCTTGTGCGCAAGCTATTGCTCTTTTTTCATGTTCATCAATGTCAAGCGGTGCATTAAATATTGCCATACAAGCATCACCTATAAATTTATCAACCATGCCACCATGCGCTTGTATGCAAGTTACCTGTTCTGTCAAAACTTTGTTCATAATATCT